ATTCCGGAAAGATGGCTGCTTTCACAGATAAGGCGGCTTCCCTGCCGGAGAAGTCAGAGGGCTGGCATTTTTACCGGGTGAAGGCAAGAGAGGAACAGATGCAGTACAACCAGGCGGTGAAGAACCTGGCATTTTTGGAGAGCAGAGGGAAGAAGTGATGAAGCTGTTTATTTCTACAGGAAATTCAAGGATGGAGAAAAAATGGAACGGGATGGAGATGGAGCTGGAGGAGTTCCGGGAGCGGATTTCCCACACCATCCGCACGGCGGAGACGGTGGAGCAGTACCGGAAACTATCCAAAGCGAAGCAGGATGACATCAAGGATGTGGGTGGTTTTGTGCTTGGGAAGCTGAAAGGCGGCAGGCGTAAGAAGGACTGTGTGGTGTTCCGCTCTGCCCTGACGCTGGATATGGATTATGCAACAGAGGATATCCCGGAGCAGATGGAGCTGTTTTTTGATTTCCGGTGTTTTATTTATTCCACCCATAAGCATACGCCGGAGAAGCCAAGGCTCCGGCTGATCATCCCTCTTTCCCGGAACCTGTCACCGGATGAGTATGTGGCGGTGGCAAGGAAGGTGGCGGAGGATATCGGCATGGAGCTGTTTGACGATACTACCTATGAGCCGTCCCGTTTGATGTACTGGCCTTCCACTTCTGCGGATGGGGAGTTTGTGTTCCGGGATATTGAGGGGAAAATCCTAAATCCAGATATGGTGTTGTCCCGTTATACGGACTGGCATGATTCTTCCCAGTGGCCGGTGAGCAGCCGTCAGCAGGCGGTAGTCCAAAGGGAGATGAAAAAGCAGGCGGACCCGCTTAATAAGGACGGTGTGATCGGGGCATTCTGCCGGACTTACCCGATAGAAGAAGCAATAACAAAGTTCCTGCCGGATGTGTACCAGCCAAGTGTGATGCAGGGGCGGTTTGATTATATCCCTGCGGATTCCCAGGCAGGTGTGGTGATTTATGAAGGGAAGTTTGCTTATTCCCACCATGCCACGGATCCGGCCTGCGGGAAACTGATGAACGCTTTTGATATTGTGCGTATCCACAAGTTTGGCGAGAAAGACGGGAAAGCATCGGAGGATACGGATGCGGCAAAGCTGCCGTCCTTTAAAGCCATGAGCGAATTTGCGGTTAATGATGAAAATGTGAAGCTGACTTTGGCACAGGAGCGGCAGGAGGCGGCGCAGGCGGAGTTTGAGTTGCCGGAGGAATGGCAAAAAAAGCTGGAACTGGACCGACAAGGGAAGGTGAAGGATACCCTCGACAATCTGGTACTTGCTATCCGGCATGACGAAAATTTGCAGTCTATCGCATTTAACCTGCACCGGGATGGGATCGACACCGGGGAAGGTCTGCCTTGGAAACAGATCAAGCCCGGATGGAATGATTCTGATTTTGCATCCCTGAAAGTATATCTGAACAAAGGATATGGAGTCTATGCGCCTTCCAAGACAAAGGATGCCCTGCTTGCGGTTGCGTCTGAGAGGGCATACCATCCGGTAAAGGAATACCTTGACAACCTGCCGGAGTGGGATGGGACAAAACGGATCGATACGATTCTTACGGATTACCTTGGTGCGGAGGATTCCGAATATACCAGGGCAGTCATCCGGAAAACACTGGCGGCAGCGGTAGCAAGGATTTACCAGCCGGGTACGAAATTTGACAGTGTGCTGATCCTGAACGGGCCGCAGGGAATTGGAAAGTCCACGCTCTTTGCAAAGCTGGCTGGCGCATGGTTCTCTGACAGCCTTACCCTTACGGACATGCGGGACAAGTCCGGGCCGGAGAAACTGCAGGGATATTGGGTGCTGGAGCTTGGGGAGCTTGCCGGAATGAAGAAAACCGATGTAGAGACGGTAAAATCCTTCCTGTCGAGAGTGGACGACAAATACCGTGCCAGTTATGGCTTGAATGTGGAAAGCCATCCGAGGCAGTGTGTGATTGTGGGAAGCACGAACACAGAAAGCGGATTTTTGCGGGATATTACCGGGAACCGCCGCTTCTGGCCTGTGCGCGTAAATGGGAAAAGCGGGAAAAAACCTTGGCAGATTTCACAGGAAGATGTTGTGCAGATATGGGCGGAGGCGCAGGAAGCCTATAAAAATGGTGAGCGCCTGTATCTGGAAGGGGAGGTTGCTGCCATGGCAACATCTGAGCAGGCGGAAGCTATGGAGACAGATGACCGGGAGGGGCTTGTACGGACGTACCTGGATACGCTCCTGCCGGAGAATTGGGATACCATGAGCCTTTATGACCGGAGAAATTTCTTAAATGGCAGTGAGTTTGGGGAAGGACAGCGGACAGGGACTGTGCGGCGTATGATGGTCTGCAACATGGAGATCTGGTGTGAATGTTTCGGGCGTGATTCCTCAACACTGAAAAAGATTGACTCTTATGAGATCAGCGGCATCCTGCGGAAAATCGAAGGATGGGGCAAATATACAGTGACGAAAAACGGAATGTCGAATTTTCCGATTTACGGAAAACAGCGGGCATATGTACGGGAACAAGCGGAGAAATAGGGGAACAAGGATGTTCCGGTGCAAGGGTGGAACATGGGGAACAGGATACGGATAGTTCCGAACGGTAGTTCTAATCGGAAGATACAGTAAAATCAAGGCTTGACGGTCAGTCTGGAACGAGGGAACAAGAATACCTTTTTGAGATATGAATAATAAGAAAAAAGTGTTATTTGTACACGTAATATACACGTATAGGGTAAAAGGGAAAAAATGTTTCATTGTTCCAGACAGATCTGGAAGCGGATTGGAGGCGTAAACGTGAGGGAAAGTGAGATAGAACAGATGTTGGCGCTACGGGCAAAAAAGATGGGAGGCATGGCGGTGAAATTCGTGTCTCCCGGATTGGATGGGGTGCCGGACCGAATCGTATTGCTGCCGGGAAGGAAGATGGCGTTTGTGGAATTGAAGGCTTCGGGGAAAAAGCCCCGGCCTTTGCAGGAGAAGCGGAAAAGGCAACTGGAAGCACTGGGCTTTCCGGTTTATGTGATAGATGGGATGGAGCAGATCGGAGGTGTGCTGGATGAGATATGTGCCACATGAATATCAGGAGTATGCAAAGGAATTTATTGTGAGCAGGAAGGTGAGTGCCTTGTTTTTGGACTGCGGGCTTGGGAAGACAGTAATCACGCTGACGGCCATATGGGAGCTTCTTCTGGATTATTTTGAAATCCGGCGTGTGCTGGTGATCGCCCCTTTTCGGGTGTCCAGAGATACTTGGAGCGGAGAACTGGAAAAATGGAATCACCTTTCCGGGATTGAGATGTCACTGGTGCTTGGTTCCGAGAAAGAGCGGAGGGCGGCACTAAATAAAAGGGTAAACGTATATGTCATCAACCGGGAGAACGTGGAGTGGCTGGTGGAGAATTACAGATGGGATTTTGACATGGTGGTGATTGATGAGCTCTCTTCTTTCAAGTCCCATAAGGCAAAGCGGTTTAAGGCACTGAAAAAAGTACGGCCTGTGGTGAAGCGGATAGTGGGTCTGACCGGGACACCTGCTCCGAATGGTCTGATCGATCTTTGGGCAGAAATCGGGATTCTGGATATGGGGCAGCGGCTTGGGCGGTTTATCGGCGGATACCGGGAGAGGTTTTTTGTGCCGGACAAACGGAGCAGGGAGATGGTATTTTCCTACAAACCGAGAGAGGGAGCGGAGGAAACGATTTACGGTCTTATCTCCGATATCTGCATCAGCATGAAAGCGGTGGACTATCTGGAAATGCCGGAGTGTATTTATAACCAGGTAGAAGTTGCCATGAGCGATCAGGAGATGAAGCTGTATGGGCAGTTGGAAAAAGATATGTTACTTCCCTTTGCGGACGGTGACATTGATGCGGTGAATGCGGCGGCGCTTTCCGGGAAGCTGATGCAGATGGCGAATGGGGCGGTTTACGATGAAAACGGAAACGTGAAACACATCCATGACCGGAAGATGGAAGCATTGGAGGATTTAATAGAAGCGGCAAATGGGAAGCCTGTTTTGATTGCGTACTGGTATAAGCATGACCTGGACAGGATAAAAAAGCGTGTGGATGCGGTGGAACTGGATACGGCGGAGGACATGCAGAAGTGGAATGCCGGGGAAATCCCGGTGGCGGTCATCCATCCGGCATCTGCCGGACATGGGCTGAACCTGCAGGCCGGAGGCTCCACCCTTATCTGGTTCGGGCTGACCTGGTCTTTGGAACTGTACCAGCAGACCAACGCAAGGCTGTGGCGGCAGGGGCAGAAAGAAACGGTGGTGATCCATCACCTGGTTGCGAAAGACACACTGGATGAAAAGGTGATGCTGGCGTTGGAGAAAAAGGACTGCGGGCAATCGGCACTGGTAGAAGCAGTAAAAGCGAGGATTGGAGGCAGAAGGGATGAGAGCGGAAGAAATGTTTAAAAATTATGCGGTAATGAAAAAAGAGGTGGCTGTCCTGAAATTCCGTATCAGCAATTTCAGGGGCATTGATGCGGATGAGATTATAACCTCCATGTGCCTTTCCACACCACAGGAAGAAAAAGTGCAGACCAGCGGGCCATCGGATAAAACAGCATCCACGGCAATTAACTACCGGAAGGTTACGGACAGGCTTGAAGATGAATTGTTTGACGGCCTGCTGGACCAGTACCGGAAAAAGAAAGCGGAACTGGATTTCTTTCACTTCGGGATTGACAGGCTGAGCGGAAAACTGCCGGAAGTCATCTACGATATGGTAGTGGAGGGAATGGATTGGCAGAGCCTTTCGGAAAAATACGGTGTTTCCCATACTATGATTGGGAAATACCGGAGGAAAGCACTGCAGGAAATGGATGTGATTTACAGCATCCGGGAGAAAACAGAGGCAGAAGTCATGCTGAGCTGAAAAAAAATAAAAAAGTTTTTATGGCACCGGATATGTTTCCGTGCCAGTGGGGTAAGCGAAAAATCCAGTAGCCATGCGGGTTTATGGACGGGTTTTGCGGCGGCGGTTTACTAAGTGGTTTACTGATGGTTTACCAAGTGGTTTATTGCAATGAAAAAAATTCTGTGTTATCTTTAGAATGCGAAGAAGTGTAAGAAGCTCTGTGGAGAAATCCATGGGGCTTTTTTGTATTCTTCGCACCGGGCAGCGGGCTTCATCCTTTCACCGCTGCCCTTTTCAGTGCGGAGAGGATGGAAAGGAGAAATGGATGGATTGTTTCGCTAGTAAGGAAAATGGGAAATGCAGTGTATTGAGCGTTGGAAAATGCCAAGGTATATCCTGCGGATTCTATAAGACGAGAGAAGAACAGGCACGTTCTTTGGAGAAAGCCAATGAGCGGTTACGCAGCCTGCCGGAATATCAGCAGGAGGCGATTGCGGATAAATATTACGGCGGGGTAAGGAAGTGGTGATGCCATGCCGAGAAAACCGAAGAAGCCCTGCAAGCATCCGGGATGTCCGGAACTGGCCGCAGGGGATTATTGTGAAGAACATGCCAAGCTGCATACGACTGACCGGATCACTTCTTCCGGGCGCGGCTATGACAGCAGATGGAGGAAAGCCAGAAGCAGGTTCCTGAAAGCACACCCGCTGTGTGAGAAATGCAGGGAGCAGGGAAAATTTGTGAAAGCAGCGGTGGTGGACCACATTATTCCGCACCGTGGGGATGAGAAGATGTTTTGGGATGAAGCAAACTGGCAGGCACTTTGTAAGAGGTGCCATGACAAAAAGACCATGACCGAAGACAGGTACCAGGAATATAAATACTGACGGAGAGAAGCCTTGGGAGATGTGGTTCCCAGGGCTTTTCCCTTTAGGCGGTGACAGTACGCCTGCCGTTTAACTGGTAGGTGTCATGGTTTTTAATTTTCCGGATGGCGGAGCCGATGTTATTGGCGTGGCCGTGCCTGTGGTAGTAAGGCGTGCCTTTCGTGTGTTTGTGGTAGATTCGGACGGGATACCGTTCAAAGACATAAGGTTTTTGGATGATCCAGCAGTGTCCGGTACACCGGGACTGGATCTCGTAGAAGTCATCCGTCTGGCGGATGAGCTTGAAGTAGGGAGCGGTGAGAAGGGAGCGTTCCTTATCAGTGAACATCATTGTTTCCGCTTACCTTTCCTGCACTTGGAGCAGTAGTCTGGTCCCGGTTCACATACCATGGCTGGCTGTGGTTCCGGCTCCGGTGCAAGCCTGATGTGGATGGCTCCCTCCTCGTAGTCCACCTGCAGCCTGTCACCGATGTGGAAGCCGAGGGCTTCCAGCCATTTGCCCTCCATCTGGATCTTCGGGGTTTCAATGTAAGAGCCTCCGTGGAAGTAGCTGTTTCCTCCCCGTGAGCGTGTGGAATAAAGAACCTTGATGAGTTTTGATTTCATGATCGTCTGCCTCCTTTTGCTTTGGTGCCGTCCCTTTGGTGCGGCGGTGTTTCCTTTTGGTAGTGAGCATGTTAAATCAGATTCTTATAATTATCCAGTCAATTCGGAGGCATAAGATGCACAAAGATTTTCCGTGCGGATTGTATAATTTACAGCATTTTCCGGCAGATTCCAGCAGGGGGAGGGGCGGCCTGAATCTCCACAGCCCCGCCCTCCGGGAACCGCCGCCCCCTCAAACGTGAATTTTCGCAGAAATTGACAGGGGGGATAGGAGAAGCGGACTCCAACCATACATAAACACAGGATTTCCGGGGTTTTCTTGCAAAAAAGTTTTGCCAAAGAGTACCGGAAATCCCGTGTTTTTGGGCTGAGAAACTATCAAAAAAGAGGTGGTTTTCCAGCTTTTTCTTTTGGAGGTGAAAGGACAGATGACCGATGCACAGGCAGCGCAGATCAAGGAACTGCGGATGGGCGGCATGGGATACCGGACGATAGCGGAGGCTGTGGGGCTGTCCCGTGACATCGTGCGGAATTACTGCAAGGCAAACGGGATGGGCGGCTATGTGGCGGCTACGGTGAAGAACCTGCAGGAGAGGATGGAGGCAGGCGCCATCTGTATCTGCTGCGGAAAAGAGATCACCCAGCCGGAAAACGGCAGGCCGAGGAAGTTCTGCTCGGACAGGTGCCGGAGGCAGTGGTGGAAAACACATCCGGAGGCAGGGAACAGGAAAGCGGTCTATACAAAAGTATGTGCATACTGCGGCAGGAGTTTTGATTCTTATGGGGATAACCGCCGGAAGTACTGCAGCCACCCCTGCTATATCAAAGACAGGTTCTGGAGGGACGAAGATGGAATTCAGGAAGATTAAAATAGCGGACTTGGTTCCCGCTTCCTACAATCCGAGGAAAAAGCTCAAACCGGGCGATAAGGAATACGAGAAGATCAGGAATTCCATTACGGAATTCGGTTATGTGGAGCCTGTGATCGTCAATTCCGATATGACAATCATCGGCGGGCACCAGAGAGTGACGGTGCTTTCTGATCTTGGATACACGGAGATTAACTGCATCGTGATCGACATTGATAAGAACAGGGAGAAAGCACTCAACATTGCCCTAAATAAAATCACGGGCGAATGGAACAAGGAACTGCTGGCTGACTTGATTAAAGACCTGCAGGATTCTGATTTTGATGTGGCGTTTACAGGTTTTGAGCCGCCGGAGATCGAGCAGCTCTTTAATTCCGTCCATGACAAGAAGATCACGGAAGATGATTTTGATGTGGAGGCGGAGCTTGAAAAGCCTGCGGTGGCGAAGGCCGGGGATGTGTGGCTCCTTGGGCGGCACCGCCTGGTGGTCGGTGATTCCACCCTGCCGGAAACCTACGACCTGCTGATGGCAGGGCAGAAAGCGAACCTTGTGGTGACGGACCCGCCGTACAACGTGGATTATGAGGGGACTGCCGGAAAGATACAGAATGACCGGATGGAGGATGAGAAATTTTACAATTTTCTCTTTGCTGCTTTTGTAAACATGGAACAACATATGGAGCCGGACGCTTCCATCTATGTGTTCCATGCGGACACGGAAGGGCTGAATTTCAGAAAGGCATTCCAGGCGGCAGGGTTTTACCTGTCAGGCTGCTGTATCTGGAAAAAGCAGAGCCTCGTGCTGGGAAGAAGCCCGTACCAATGGCAGCATGAACCTGTGCTGTTCGGCTGGAAGAAAGGTGGGAAGCATAACTGGTATTCTGACCGGAAGCAGACCACCATCTGGGAATTTGACCGCCCGAAGCAGTCGAAAGACCACCCGACCATGAAGCCTGTGGGACTGGTGGCATACCCAATCCAGAATTCCTGCATGAGCAACTGCATTGTGCTGGACCCTTTCGGCGGTTCCGGCTCCACGCTGATCGCCTGTGAGCAGACGGGGCGCATCTGCTACGTGGCAGAGCTGGATGAGAAATTTGCGGATGTGATCGTGAACAGATTTATGGAGCAGTCCGGTTCCGCAGGGAATGTGTCTGTAATCCGGGATGGAGTGGAGATGAAATACAGGGAACTGGTGCCGGAGGGAACCGGATGAAGCGGCTAACGTTCATAGACCTGTGTTCGGGCATAGGCGGCTTCCGGTTAGGGCTGGAAGCCGCCGGCCATAAGTGCATCGGTTACTGTGAATATGATAAATTTGCCAGGGCTTCCTATGAAGCCATGTACGATACGGAAGGGGAGTGGAAAGCAGATGACGTTACAAAACTTAAGCCGGGGGATATCCCATACGCAGACATCTGGACATTCGGCTTCCCATGCCAGGACATCTCCATCGCAGGAAAACAGAGAGGGCTGCGTGGAAAGCGAAGTGGAATCTATTACAGTATCATTGACCTCGTCAAAGGCAAAGAAGAAGGTGATAAACCCGCATACCTTCTTGTTGAGAACGTTAAAAACCTGCTTTCAATCCATGGAGGCTTCGATTTTGCCGCCGTTCTCTCTGAAATGGACGAAGCGGGGTATGACACAAGATGGCAGGTGCTTAACTCCAAAGATTTCGGAGTCCCCCAAAACCGGGAGCGGGTGTTCCTTATCGCAAATCTTAGAAGCAGAGGTGGGCGAAAGATTTTACCTGTCACGGGAGAAAACGGAGGAACTCTTAAAGAAGTTATAGGAGGGATGCAGGGATACCGGGTGTATGACCCGTCCGGCGTTTCCGTCACCCTTGGGGCAAATGGCGGCGGCATGGGAGCGAAGACCGGGCTGTACTGTGTGGGGAATGTGAACCCAAGCGGCAGGGGGATGAACGGGAGCGTGTATGACGCCCGTGGGCTTGCACCTTCGGTGACTACGAACAAAGGGGAAGGGGCGAAAGTGTTTATTGACCAGACGCTTGACTGCCCGAAGATCACGGAGGACGCCCGGTGCCTGACTGCGCGTTATTCTGCCGGGGTGACAAACCATAATGCCTGCAACTCCGGTGTGCTGGAAGCGCATGCGTTCCTGACGCCGGACCGTCTGGAAAAACGGCAGAACGGCAGGCGGATGAAAGAGGCGGGGGAGCCGATGTTCACGCTGACCGGGCAGGACCGCCACGGTGTCTACCTATGTGATAAAGAGGAAGATGGAATCCCCATCCGCAATGCAACGAAACAGGGATATGAAATGGCGTATCCCGGTGACGGCATCTGTCTGGCTTATCCGGACAGCAGTACCCGGAGGGGCAGGGTTGGAAAGGCTTGTTCACAGACATTGGATACGGGCTGCCGGATGGGGACGCTCCTGAAAGGCGGGCGAATCCGCAGGCTGACTCCCCGTGAGTGCTTCCGGCTGCAGGGGTTTCCGGATGAACTCTTTGAGAGGGCGGCGTCCGTGAATTCCGACGCCCAGCTTTATAAACAGGCCGGGAATGCGGTGACTGTGACGGTAGCCTATGCGGTGGCGATGGCACTGCCGGAGAGCTGGAAACACACAGAAAATCATGACATTTTGGGGGCTGAAAATAAACCTGATATAACGCAGAATTGAGTTGACTTTACACCCGTTCAGAGTGATTAATGTAATACCAAAAAACAAAGCGAAAATGAACGGAGGAAAAGCCATATGAAGATGAAAACGAACGCAGAAAACCGGAAAGCAGTTGTAAAGGCAGTCAGTGAGATTTTAGGAATCCCGTCAAAATATTTAGGGGTTCCATCCTGCAACTTCCAGGTAGGGGACTGCATCATTGACCGGGCTGGCACGGTGGAGACCGAGGATGAAAAAATAGCGGAGCTGGTGCTGACAGGGCTTATTGAGAGAGGGTATGCGGATGCCCCGGAAACGGAAGAGAATAAGGTGACCGTCAGCTTCCCGGTAGAGGGGATGACGGCGCTGAACCTGAAAAACCTCATTTTCCTGATCCACAGCAGGCAGTACCTCATCAACCAGTCCATCGGGGAAAAGAATTTCTCCATCCCGGACGGGCTGGTGGAGGAGCTAGAAGAAAACGGGGATGTGACGATGGAAGGGCTGGAGGATTCCTTAAAAGCCTTTGCGGATGAGACCAGGGGCATTGCAGTTTCCGCCGAAAAGATCACCTTCCGCTTCCCATACACGGAGGATGCGGTAAAAGTGAAAGCCTGGACGGATTTAGCGTCTGCCATGGTGCGTCAGGCCAGGGAGCAGAAGCGGATCGACCCGGAGGAACGGATCGAGGAAAACGAGAAATATTACATGCGGATCTGGCTTCTCAGAATTGGTTTCGGCGGCAGGGATAGGAAGGAGAGCCGGAACACGCTTATGGAGAATCTGAAGGGGCATTCCGCTTTCCGCACCCAGGCGGATATTGACCGGGCGAAGGTGCGGACGAAGCAGAGGGCGGAGGCGAAGAAACTGGCGGCGCAGGAAGCCCAGGAACGGGCAGAAACTGCTCAGGCAGAGGAGACGGTGGCTGGGCTTGCCCTTTTGGAAACTGGCAGCGGGGAAGAAAAAGCGGAGCCTTCCGAGGCAGCATAAAACACACAATTTAACGGCGGATTTCTCTCAAATCTTTGTGTACCTTATGGCAGCGAAATAACTGGATAATATGTGCTTTCAGAGTGATTAATAGACTACGAAAAAAGCACAGGAGGCCAGAAAAATATGAGGACACAGAGATTTGGGATTGAAATAGAACTGACAGGGATTACAAGGGAAGACGCGGCAAAGGTGATCGCGGAATATTTTGGGACGGAAAGCTACTATATCGGAACCTACTACAAAACCTACGGGGCAAAGGACCGGAAGGGAAGGGAGTGGAAAGCCACCTTCGATTCCAGCATCGTTGCACAGAAAAAAGTAAGGCGGCAGGTTATTTCCGCAGAAGAGGAATATAAATGCGAGATTGTCAGCCCTATCCTCACTTACGGTGATATTCCGGATCTGCAGGAGGTCATCCGCCAGCTCCGGCACAAAGGGGCATTTGCCAGCGAGAAATGCGGCATCCATATCCATGTGGACGCAAGCCGGTACACGCCGCAGACACTACGGAACATGGTGAACATCATTGCCAGCAAGGAAGACATCCTTTACCGGGCGCTGCAGATTGACCCGGCGAGGCTGTATTACTGCAAAAAGGGGAATGAGAAGCTGATTGAGACCATCAACAAAAAGAAACCGAAGACCATAGAGCAGCTCAAGGATTTATGGTATGCCGAAGACCCGAACAGTAATCGGAACAAACATTACAATTCCACACGGTACCACGGCTTGAATTTACATGCCACCTTTACAAAAGGAACCGTGGAATTCCGGCTTTTCAACAGCACCACCCATGCCGGGGAGATCAAGGCATACATCCAGTTCTGCCTTGCGGTCAGCCATCAGGCACTGACACAGAAATCCGCATCCCCAAGGCGGACGGTGACGGACAATGAGAAATATGCATTCCGGTGTTGGATGCTGCGGCTTGGGCTGATAGGGGATGAATTCAAGACCTGCCGCCTTCATTTTTTGAAGCATCTGGAAGGCAATTCCGCATGGAGGCACGGAGCCTGACCATTACATACCTTTCCACACCGGGCGGTCAGACCGTCCTTGGGGTGGTAGGAGGAAGACCTATACAAAACGGAAGGATGATGCAATATGCGAAAACTTTACATTGCCTACGGCAGCAACATGGATGAAAGACAGATGGCAAGGAGATGCCCTACGGCACGGCTTTTGGGGACATCGGAGATTGAGGATTACCGTCTTTTGTTCAAAGGTTCTAAAACCGGGATTTATGCCACCATTGAGGCACAGAAGGGCGGGTGTGTCCCGGTTCTCATTTGGGAGATCGGGGAGCAGGATGAAAGGAACCTTGACCGCTACGAAGGATATCCGGTGTTCTACTACAAAAAGGAGATTGAAGTGCAGTTGGGTGGAGAGAGAAAAAATGCCATGGTTTATATTATGGATGAAAGCAGAGAGCTTGGGGAGCCAAGCGCCAGATATTATAATGTGCTGGAAAATGCCTACTGGAAGTTCGGATTTCCGATGAGGATTTTGCTGGAAGCACATGAGGCAAGCCGTGTGGAGGGATAGAATGGGAATTGTGATTGATAAGGCAGTTCTGGAAGACCTACGGAAAGAATACCCGCAGGGCTGCCGGGTAGAACTGGTGAGGATAGATGACCCGTACAGGAGGCTGAATCCGGGGGAACGGGGAACTGTGACGGGAGTGGATGATATTGGCACAGTCCATGTGGCTTGGGACTGCGGTTCCAGTCTGGGGATTGCCTATGGTGTGGATGAGTGCTGGAGAATTCCCTAACATGCACAATTTGATAAAGGGGAGGATTTTAAGATGGTGGAGAGTTATGAAGGATACCTCATTTGTATTAGCTGGAACCACAAAGGAATGGGGTACGATTTCCGTATTTATGATGCGGATATAAGGGAGGTTTCCCACAGTGAAAAGCCGTATTTTTATGAGGAGAACGCATTGGACGCGGCTAAAGAAACCGTCAGGGAGATATTGAAAAACAAGGACAAAGAATAAGAGTATACATAGCAGGGAAATGGGGCTTCTTCGGAGGCTCTTTTTCTTTGTTTTATAAATCTGTGTTTCAGCGGAAGGGAGGTGTGAGCGGTGGCGCAGAGAGGAAGAAAACCAAAACCGACAGCGGTCAAGATGCTGGAAGGCAATCCGGGCAAACGGAGCCTGAACACGGGGGAGCTGCAGCCGGAGAAGAAAGCCCCAAGGTGTCCGTCCTGGCTGGAGGACGAGGCAAAAAAAGAATGGAAGCGGATGGCGAAGCAGTTGGAGCAGCTCGGCATCCTGACGGAGCTCGACATGGCGGCTTTTGCCGGGTACTGCCAGGCGTATGCCCGGTGGAAGGAAGCGGAAGAATTCATCACCCAGCACGGCACCATCGTAAAGACGCCTTCCGGCTACTGGCAGCAGGTACCGCAGGTGTCTATCGCACAGACCTACCTGAAAATCATGAATCGATTCTGCGAGCAGTTCGGACTGACTCCATCTGCGCGGAGCCGGATTGTTGCTGACAAAGGGGAGGATAAAGAAAGCGATGCCATGGAGCTTCTGCTGTTTAAAGGAGGAAGCGGATAGTGTTTGATGAAGCAAAAGCACAGCGGGCGATGCAGTTTATCAACTGCCTGAAACACACCAAAGGAAAGTGGAGGGGACAGCCATTTGACCTGCTCCCGTGGCAGGAGCAGATTATCCGGGATGTGTTCGGGACGGTGAAGGAAAACGGATACCGCCAGTACAACACCGCCTATGTGGAGATTCCAAAGAAGAACGGGAAATCGGAACTGGCGGCAGGGGTTGCGCTTTACATGACCTGCGGTGATGGGGAATGGGGAGCGGAGGTTTACGGCTGTGCTTCTGACCGCCAGCAGGCATCTATTGTTTTTGATGTGGCGGTGGATATGGTGGATCAGTGTCCGGCGCTGAAAAAACGGATCAAGCCTGTCATGTCGGTGAAACGTCTGGTGTACCTGCCTACCAACAGCTTTTATCAGGTATTATCTGCGGAGGCATATACGAAACACGGATTGAATGTCCATGCGGTTATTTTTGACGAGCTGCACAGCCAGCCGAACCGGGAGCTGTTTGACGTTATGACAAAAGGCTCCGGTGATGCCAGGACGCAGCCGCTGTTCTTCCTGATCACTACGGCAGGGACGGACCGGCATTCCGTATGCTTTGAACAGCACCAGAAAGCGGAGGATATCCTTTGCGGCAGGAAGATCGATCCGACCTTTTATCCGGTGATCTATGGAGCTTCGGATGATGCGGACTGGACTTCGGAGAAGGTCTGGTATGGGGCGAACCCGTCCCTGGGGCATACGATTGATATTGAAAAGGTGCGGAATGCCTGTTTAAGCGCGAAGGATAACCCGGCGGAGGAAAATATCTTCCGGCAGCTCCGTCTGAACCAGTGGGTAAAGCAGTCAACCCGGTGGATGCAGATGGAGAAGTGGGATGCCTGTGCGTTTCCGGTAGATGAGAGGGAGCTGCTTGGCAGGGAGTGCTACGGCGGACTGGATTTGTCCAGTTCCATTGATATCACTGCCTTTGTACTGGTGTTTCCGCCGAGGAATGATACGGAGAAGTATATCATCCTTCCGTATTTCTGGATACCGGAGGAAAATATGATCCAGCGTGTGCGGCGTGACCATGTGCCGTATGATGTGTGGGAGAAGCAGGGATGCCTGATGACCACAGAAGGGAACGTGATCCACTATGGTTTCATTGAGAATTTCATAGATGCTCTGGGGAAGAAGTTCCTTATCAAAGAGATCGCATTTGACCGATGGGGAGCGGTGCAGATGGTCCAGAACCTGGAAGGGCTTGGGTTTACGGTGGTTCCTTTCGGTCAGGGATTTAAGGATATGTCCCCTCCATCCAAACGGTTGATGGAATTGACGCTGGAAAAGAACCTTGCACACGGAGGACATCCGGTACTGCGGTGGATGATGGATAATATTTTCATCCGCACGGACCCGGCAGGGAATATCAAGCCCGATAAGGAGAAATCCATGGAAAAGATTGACGGCGCGGTGGCAACGATTATGGCGCTTGACCGGGCAATCCGGCATGGAGGAAGTACAGGAAGCGTGTATGACGAGAGAGGGATTTTGAGTTTTTAAAAAACAGGAGTTTGATACTTGACTCTCACACTATGGTATACTCTAAAGTAGAATTGAGCTCAGGAATACACATATATGTGAGGTGGAACCAATGTTAAAAATAGGAGATTTTTCAAAACTGTCAAGAATCAGCATCCGTATGCTCCGGCATTATGATGAGATCGGAGTCCTTCATCCAGAATGCGTGGATGATTTTACCGGATACCGTTATTATAGTGAAGCCCAGCTTCCCCTGGCTGGAAGGATACAGACATTAAAGAGCCTGGGATTCGGGCTTTCGGTAATAAAGGAAATACTGGCCAAGTATGAGGATGCAGAGGAAATGGAACAGTTCCTGCTTGTGAAGCGGAAGGAACTGGAAGAGGAATCTATGGAGATACGGCAGAAGCTACAGTTACTTGACAGTACACTGAAATGGCTGAGAAAGGATGGTAACCTTATGGATTACAATGTAACATTAAAAACAGTACCGGAACGTTACGTTGCAAGTGTGCGCCAGGTAATTCCCGCTTATGACTGTGAAGGAATGTTATGGGAGATCATGTGCCGGGAATTGGAACCGCAGAATGTGCAGCAGGCAGTTCCATGTTATGGGATGGCTATTTTCCATGATGAAGGCCATAAAGAGCATGACCCAGATGTGGAAATCCAGAGTGCGGTTGTAGGGAAATACCAGGATACGGAGCATGTGAAATTTAAGACCGTGCCGCCGATTCAGATTGCATCTGCCACATATAAGGGAAGTTATGACCAGATTTCAAGGGTAAATGCGGCTGTTGCGAACTGGGTGGTTGAGAATGGATATGATTTTGACGGAAAATCATTCTGCATTTATCATGTAAGTCCCGGACAGACATCTGACCCGGAGGAATTGGTCACGGAAGTCTGCTTTCCGGTAAAAAAGAAATAACAGCAGGTTGGTCTGGATATTTAGGGGGGCGTCTCTTTGGAGGCGCTTTCTTTTGGCCGATTTTCGGGAGGGGATTATGAAACTATCATCTATTTTTGGAATCAGGGGTGCAAGGGATAAGCCAAGGGACAGTTACAACAGTTCGGCTTATTCCTTTTTCTTTGGGCGAAGCACCAGTGGGAAAAATGTGAATGAGCGGACAGCCATGCAGACCACGGCGGTGTATTCCTGTGTGCGGATTTTATCAGAAGCGATTGCATCACTGCCTATTCATGTGTACCGTTATACGGACACGGGAAAGGAGCGGGTGTATGACCATCCTCTGTATTATCTGCTCCATGATGAACCAAACCCGGAGATGACTTCTTTTGTGTTCCGGGAGACGCTTATGAGCCATCTGCTGATCTGGGGAAATGCTTATGCGCAGATCATCCGTGACGGCAGCGGCAGGGTATTGGGGCTGTATCCGCTCCTGCCGGACAAGATGGAAGTAGACCGTGACGAAAACGGACAGCTTTATTATATCTACACCCGGAACAGTGACGAGAACCCGAACTTTGACGAATACGGCAGGGTGTATCTGCGGCAGGAGGATGTGCTGCATATCCCCGGCCTTGGTTTTGACGGGCTGGTGGGCTATTCCCCCGTTGCCATGGCGAAGAATGCGGTGGGGATGACCATGGCCTGTGAGGAATACGGGGCCTCTTTCTTTGAGAATGGGGCAACTCCGGGAGGCGTCCTGGAGCATCCGGGGGTGCTGAAAGACCCGGCGAAGGTAAGGGAGAGCTGGCATTCCGTTTATGGTGGCAGCAGGAATTCCGGAAAGGTGGCGGTGCTGGAAGAAGGGATGAAATACCAGCAGATCGGCATTCCGCCGGAGGAAGCGCAGTTTCTGGAAACAAGGAAGTTCCAGATCAATGAGATCGCCAGAATGTACCGGATTCCGCCCCACATGATCGGGGACCTGGATAAATCCAGCTTTTCCAATATTGAGCAGCAGTCATTGGAGTTTGTGAAATATACGCTGGACCCGTGGGTGATCCGGTGGGAGCAGTCCCTGCAGAAGTCCCTGTTCCTTCCGCAGGAGAAAAGAAGGTATTTTGTGAAGCTGAACGTGGACGGCCTGCTCCGTGGGGATTACCAGAGCCGGATGACGGGGTATTCCATCGGGCGTCAGAACGGGTGGCTGTCAAGCAATGATATCCGGGAAATGGAGAACATGAACCTGATCCCGAGGGAGGAAACCTTTATCTGGTCAACGGGAACATGACAAAATTAAAGGATGCAGGGATTTTTGCCGGGAATGGAGGTACAGCTAATGGATATCATAATTCAGAATAATAATGCTATTTGTTATTTATCTGAAACTGTACATTTTCAGATAGATGCAGAAGATGTAGGAGTTCTGAAGAATCATAATTGGCGAATCGATAAACATGGGTATGTAAGAAGCGGACACAGTAATTTACTTCATCGTATGCTCTTAAATCCATGTCAGGGAATGGTTATTGATCATATTAATGGTAATCCATCTGATTGTAGAAAAGCCAATTTGAGGATAAGTAGTCAAAAACAGAATAGCTATAATACCAGACTTAGCAAGAATAATCGTACAGGATATAAAGGGGTAAGTTGGGATAAATGCAGAAAAAAATATGCTGCTTGTATCTGCATTGATGGAAAAACAAAACATTTAGGAAGATATGCGACTAAGGAAGAAGCTGCTGATGCTTATGATCGAGCGGCTTCTTTTTATTTTGGAGAGTTTGCATTTCTTAATAGGGATATAAGAAAGGGAGACAGTAAATGAAACGGAAATTTTGGAACTGGGTAAAGAATGACGCAGAAGAGGAACGCACGCTGGTTCTGAACGGGGAGATTTCAGATGAAACGTGGTACGGGGATGAAGTGACACCGAAGCTGTTTGAAAAAGAGCTGAATGCCGGGACCGGCAATATCACGGTCTGGATCAATTCTCCGGGAGGATGTATGTTTGCGGCGGCGCAGATCTACAACATGCTGATGGAATACAAGGGGGATGTGACCGTGAAGATTGACGCTCTGGCTGCATCGGCGGCTTCCGTCATTGCCATGGCCGGGACAAAGGTCCTGATGTCCCCGGTCAGTTTAATGATGATCCACAATCCTATGACCATTGCCATCGGGGATTCCAGGGAGATGCAGAAGGCCGGGGAGATGCTGGATGAGGTAAAGGAGAGCATCCTGAATGCCTATGAGATCAAGACCGGGCTGAACCGGACAAAGCTCTCTCACCTGATGGATGGGGAGAGCTGGTTCAATGCGAAAAAGGCGGTGGAGCTTGGGTTTGCGGACGGCATCCTTGGAGATACGGAGAAGACAAACGATATGGCAGGCGGCATCGGGGCGGAGGGCATGATGTTCTCCCGGACGGCGGTGAACAATTCCCTGGTGTCCAAGTTGATTCCAAAGCAGGAAGAGAAAAAGACACCGATCGAGCAGTTGGAAAAGAGACTGAACCTTTTATCACATTAAAATTTATGGAGGGCTACATTTATGAGCAAGATTTTAGAATTACGGGAAAAAAGGGCAAAGGCATGGGAGGCGGCAAAGACATTCCTGGACACGAAGAGAGGGGAGAACGGGCTGTTATCCGCAGAGGACACCGCCGCTTATGAGAAGATGGAGAAGGATGTTGTGGATTTGGGGAAGGAGATCGAGCGGCTGGAACGGCAGGCGGCCATTGATGCAGAGCTGAACAAATCGACTTCCAACCCGATTACCAATAAACCGAATGGCAGCCCGGACGGTGAGGAAAAGACGGGCAGGGCAGCAGATAAGTACAAAAAGACCTTCTGGAACGCCATGCGGAGGAAGAATTTCTATGATGTGGAGAATGCTCTGCAGGTGGGTACGGATTCCGAGGGCGGCTACCTGGTTCCAGATGAATTTGAGCATACGCTGGTGGAGGCGCTGGAGGAAGAGAACTTCTTCCGCAGCATCGCCACGGTCATCCAGACTTCCAGCGGAGATCGGAAGATTCCGGTGGTGGCAACTAAAGGCACGGCATCATGGATTGATGAGGAAGGGGCATATCCGGAATCGGATGATGTATTCGGGCAGGTTTCCATTGGGGCGTATAAGGTTGCGACCATGCTGAAAGTGTCTGATGAATTATTGAATGACAGTGCGTTCAACTTAGAGGCTTACATTTCCAGGGAGTTTGGCAGAAGGATCGGCTCCAAGGAAGAGGAAGCCTTTTTTGTTGGGGACGGGACCGGGAAGCCTACGGGTATCTTTAATGCCACAGGCGGGGCGGCAGACGGCGTGACTACGGCAGCGGCAAACATCACCTTTGATGATGTGATGGATTTATTCTATTCTGTGAAATCGCCGTACCGGAAGAAAGCTGTCTGGGTATTGAATGACACCACGGTTAAGGCACTCCGGAAGCTGAAAGACAATAACGGCAATTATATCTGGCAGCCGTCCGTGCAGGCAGGACAGCCGGATATGATCTTAAACCGCCCGTACCATACTTCCGCTTATGTGCCGGAGGTGGCCGCCGGGGCGAAGGTGATGGCATTCGGTGATTTTTCTTATTACTGGATTGCGGACAGGCAGGGGCGTTCTTTTAAGCGCCTGAATGAGCTGTTTGCCGCAACCGGGCAGGTGGGATTCCTTGCCAGTCAGAGGGTGGACGGCAAGCTGATTCTTGCGGAGGCTGTGAAGACTATGACCATGAAGGGCGGAAGCACCGGAGCATAAAGAAGCGGACGTGCTTAAAATATATTTGGATGGAACAGGGGGAATGCAGGATGGCGGTTGTGACTTTGGATGAAGCAAAGCAATATCTCCGGGTGGACAGCAGTGACGAGGATGCGTTTATCTCCGGCCTGATAGAGACAGGGGAACAGATGTGTGCGGATATGGCACGGATGGAAGCAGCGGAACTGGAAGAATGCCTTCCCATGGCACGGATCGCCGTCCTGTATGTCATTGCTTATCTGTATGAACACCGGGAGGAAGCGGACCATGAGGAACTGGTGCAGACCCTGCGCTCCCTGCTGTTCGGTATCCGGAAGGAAGTGTTCTGATGGCGGAGAATGGATGGGGAAGGGGCAGCGGCACAGTGCAGAAAAATCCCCTGGGGGAATGGAAGGAACGTATCACTATCCAGAAAAGCACCTTGGGAAATGACAGTGCCGGGAACCATGTGCTTTCTTGGGAGGATTACTATACTTGTTCCGCCTATGTGAATAACCTGTCCGGGAAAGAGTATTGGGAAGCGGCGCAGGTAAACGCACAGAAGGACATTTATTTTATCATCCGGTACTGTTCTGAGGTATCCGCCATGGACACGGAGCATTACCGGATTCTGTTCCGGGGACAGGTTTATAACATCACGTTCCTGGATAATGTGAAATACCAGAATAAGACGTTAAAAATCAGGGCTTCCCTGGCAAAGAGGTGACGGAATGGCAGACCGGAGGGTAACGGTGGATGAGATGGCGGATGCCATTATGGACGGGCTTCTGGAATACGCAGAGCTTGCCACGGATGTGATGAAGGACTGTGTGAAGAAGGCCGGGAACACGGTAAAGAAAGAGACGCAGGCAAATGCCCCGGTGAAGACCGGGCGGTATAAGAAGAATTGGGCGGTGAAGCGGCAGAAGGAGACCAGCAATGCGCTGGAGGTGGTGGTACACAGCAAAAACCGTTACCAGCTCACCCACCTTCTGGAGAAAGGACATGCGAAGCGCGGGGGCGGCAGGGTAAGGGCAATCCCGCATATCGCCCCGGCGGAAGAAAAAGGCATCCGGGAACTGGAAGAAGGCATTAAGAGGGGGCTTTCCAAATGAGCCATGAAGAAGTATTGAAGATGATAGAGGAAACGGGGTTGCCCTCTGCTTATGACCATTTCGTGGAAGGGGAAGCGCCGGAACCGCCGTTCCTTGTATTTTTATATCCCAGGGCGGACAACTTTGCGGCGGACGGGATTGCGTATTTCAAGATTAACCAGCTTGACATAGAGCTTTACACGGACCTGAAACAGCCGGAACTGGAAGAGGCCATAGAAGCGGTTCTGCTAAAGCATGGCATCTTTTACGGCAAGAGCGAGGTGTGGATTGAATCGGAAAAGCTCTATGAGGTGCTGTATGAGATGGAGGTTTGACTATGAATAATAAAGTGAAGTTTAATATCTGCAACTGTCATTACGCATTGCAGAAGCTGTCGGAGGCTGGGGAGATCACCTTTGATACCCCGGTGGCGATGCCCGGCGCGGTGTCTTTGGCACTGGACCCCAACGGGGAGCCGGAATCCTTTTATGCGGATGGCATTGAGTATTATATCATTGCCAACAACATGGGCTATGACGGGGACCTGGAACTGGCGCTGATCCCGGAGAGTTTTCGGACGGATGTGCTGAAAGAGGAAGCGGACACCAATGAGGTGCTGGTGGAGAACGCCAATTCGGAGACGGCGGCCTTTGCCCTGCTGTTTGAGTTTGACGGGGATATCCGGAAGATCCGGCATGTGCTGTATAACTGCTCCGCCAGCCGCCCGAAGATCGAGGGCAAGACCAATGAGGAGAGCCGGGAGGTGCAGACGGAAACACTGACTATCAAAGCAAGGCCGCTGGCAAGCGGGTATGTGAAGGCAAAGACCGGGAATAAGACAGCGGCGGCAACCTATGCGGACTGGTATAAGGCGGTCTATCTTCCGACACCGAGGACATCAGAGGAAGGACAGGGCTAAAGGAGGCTGAAAGGAAATGAGCATTGTTAAGAAGATCGGGATTGACGGGCAGGATGTCTTGTTCAAGGCATCCGCAGCCATCCCACGGATTTACCGTTTGAAGTTCCAAAGAGATATTTATAAGGACTTGCGGATTCTGGAGAAGAGCATCGGGGAAGGGGATGAAGAGCATTCCAACCTGGATTTGTTTTCTTTGGAAATGTTTGAGAATATCGCCTATACCATGGCGAAACACGCAGACCCGAAGATTCCGGACGATGTGGAGGAATGGCTGGATTCTTTTAATACGTTTTCCATTTACCAGGTACTGCCGGAGCTTATCAAGCTGTGGGGTCTGAACGTGCAGACGGATGTGGAGGCTAAAAAAAACTTCGCCCTACAGAGCGTGAAATGACAACGCCTCTGTTCTTGCTTAGGTGTGTGCAGCTTGGGATTTCCATGGCAGATATGGAGCTTTTGTCTATCGGTTTAATCAATGACATGTATAGCGAGAGCAGGAATGATGAATGGAATTATTGCCAGATTGCCACGCAGGAAGACATGGACCGCTGGTGAGAGATACTTTATAGATTGTTTTTTGTGTGAGGGTATACGCGGTGATACGGGGCAGGGGTCTGCCCCGTATGATCACTTTTCGGAATTTATTTTATTGACCATGATATCATAGATACGGTCAATATCAGCATAAAAAAGAGAAATTCCACGTTTATGCAGGCGCAGGTTGTTCTTTAGATTATCTGCAATCAATTTTGCAGTACCGCCATGCAGTGTTAAGGGGATTCCTTTGCTTGTATGTATATGGTCAAAGTAATCTGCTGTGGTGGGGAATGCATTTTGAATTAGGAAAGCAGCATCCCATCCACCGCATTTCCCTAAAACAATTTTCGTACATTTTTTGTACTTTTTAAGCTGGCTGTTATAGATTTTCTGGTATTTGGCATATTTGGAGCTTACAGGAACCATCCAGAAAATTTCAGGATGCCGTGTGTCCTGTATCGCAAGATAGTGGGGACGGTAGTTACCGTCTTCTTTATTGGACATCAAGGTGCTGTCCTGTATTTCTTCAAAAAAGGTATCTTTTATGTGATAGTAAAATCCGGATTGTATTTTCATAAATCTCCTTAATAAAAATCCCCACCACGAAGGTGGGGATAAGATGTTCATACCGAATAATTTATAATCGCACCATCGGTAAGCGAAAACATTTAACGCACTGAATAATTTATACCCCGCACCATCAGTAAGCGGCAACATTTTCTGTATTTTTATT